TCGGTAGTGCTTGGCGATAAACTTCACTTCGCGTTTAGCTAATCGACCCAATGAGGTGTCATTTGATTTTTCTCTGAGTATGTCGATAGCACCTTGGCCTAATAGCTCTAGCTTGTGATCTGAGTGAAGGTTTGGATGAGAGCCAAGATACGAGTGACAGCCGTAGCAAAGTGACTCAGCGTTATCTACACAAAAGCGAATGCCCCACTTGCCGCGACCATGATAGTGGGAGCAGTGCAAGCCCATACGCCTACCTTCTTCGTAATAGGTGTGACACCTTTCACAAGTCCACTCTGCTGCCGCCCTGATACAGTCACTAAAGGCTTTGTCTGCTGGAGTGCGTTTAATCGCTCCCATTACGCTGCTTCCTTGTACTTACTGTAAGTCTGTAAAGCTGGTTCGCTCCAGGCTACGTTCTGCTCTGACCCAAAGGCATAGATCACCTCAATCAACTGGGCAAAACCTTCCTTGTCTAGCTTGCTTGTTCTTTTACTTAGCCCAACAAAACCGCCATCAATACCTGGCACTGCCCTTTGTTTGTTAAGGCTGGACATGAACACATCTTTCCAGTCTTCATTGTCAAGTTTTTCGCCATACCAGTTAACCTGCTTACTCACATCAGTGAGCATGGGCCACATCTTCCCATTCTGGCTAAGGCTTCTGGCTGGGCGCTGTAGAATTACCTCCACAACACCCTTGAAAAGACCCCTGTTAATCAGTGAGCAGATTTCTGTAATCATTCCTGATACATTTGCACTTGTTACTTGAAATATGACCTTATCGCTCATGCTACGGCCTCATATTCTGATTCAGCCATGTGGCAGAAGATGCCGCACTGTACGTCTATACTGTCGTCCATAGGCTTGATGCGATCTGGCAACTCAGTTAATGGGATGCGTACATCAGCAACACCGTCTATTGTGGTTTTGCAGATCTTCACGCCTAGCCTTATTTCTTGTGCAACCATTGCGTCAAAGAACTCAGGGAAATCTATACCTATTTTTTTCCAATACGCTGGACTTTGTGCTTTTACACAGCCTCGGCAGTTGTTGTTCTTGTATCCCAACTTATACATCTCAGGCAGTTCGATTCCTGCATTCTCGATCATAGCGAGACAGTCTTGCTTAGTTAGCCCTCGGTCTATTAACGGGGTAATCAGGTCAACTTCATTGTTAGCATCGATAAAACGATCTACCCTGTTCTGCTCTTCAACCGTATAGCCGAAAACCTGCCTATCATCTGGTAGTTCAAATTTCTTACGCACATTCTTTTTCAGTTCAAGCGTACATCTCGCACCGCCATGCCCCGCTAAGTAACGGGTCTTATCAAACACTTCATAGATTGATCGCTTGTATTTGTCGTTACCAATGATGATAATTTCTTGCCCGAACCATTTCTCACAGTCTTTTAGGAAACGCTTGTTATCAGGGTGTTCCTCAATTACTTCGCAATACACCACGGTTACAGGATGTCCATCACTGATGGCTAACTTTGTAGCTACTGCCGAAGCTGCGCCACAGCTAAACCAACTCACTGTTCTCATAGTGCAGCCGCCCATTCACTCATTGGTAGCTTTGCAAGTTTTAGACTCATTCGTATATCCCACCCCTGAGAGCCTAAATTATTACCTGTTGGCTCTGCTATTTTGCACTTATGCGTTATGGGCTGTAGCCTGTAATTAGGATCATCAATCAACTTGTACTCATCCAAAGGAAACTTATTAACTCTGCATCGATTTATTAGGGTTATATCGTAAAGATCCACTTCAAACTTCTTAGCAATAACTTTTGCAGCAACGCCAGAATTAATCTTTTTAATTACATCTACGCATTGATCGTGATCAAGAGTCATGCTTCTGCCCACACCATTGATTTTCTACCCGTGACTTTGCATGGGCGCGTATACGGGTTGCTGACAAAACCTTTAAACCTTAGCTCTGGCAAACGCTTCCACGGAGCAGGAATGTTATTGCTTAATAGTTCAATTTCACGGGCTGTTGAATCAGGGTTTTCTTTGACGATTTTCAATAATGCAAACTGGTGAGTTACAGTCATATCTTGAATCGTTGCATATGCCGCTTTGCTGTTTTCGTGAATCATGCTGTTTTCTCCGTTGCAATTTCTGCGCCTAATGCAATGTATCCTGCCGAATCAATCCAGCTATCAATGTGATTAAGCGATTTAGTTAATCGGCAAATCTTTAACCATGTCATTAGAAGCGCCACCTGTTCGGGCAATACTTCCTGACCTAAAATCACAGACCAACCTTGTGCAACATTTCCAAAGTTTTCTGCGGCATCTCCATAGTCTTTCGCTCGTTGACCGTCAATTAACTCAGCCGCTTTACTTAATAAATCTGATCTATTCATGCTGTTCTCCGCTTGTTAAACTTCCGTGAAGCTATTCTTCTAGCCGCTGGGTTCATCATCGACTTAACTATATGACTGAGGCCGCCTGACGCACCGTTAGCGCACTTTTCTATGGTTAACCCTTGTGCGAGGTACTCCCTAACTAAATCATCGTTATATGGGCTTACAAGCGCATCTGGCTTTAAATATGATTTCATTGGTAAAGATCCGCATGGCTCTGAAAGCCTCTTGCCTCGTTGAATCTGCGATGTTCTTTTTTTAACATTTGAACAGTTTTAACCGAACGGGCGAATTCTTCGGGTGTTTGATGGCCTGAATCCTGATGCCAGCGCATTAACTTAATCTCGTTATCAATGGCCTTTTGTCGATTCTTCTCAGATACTCTTCGACTGCCAGCTAAAATTGAAGCTGTAACTGCGTTCTTGAGTGCCGGGTTATTTGTTATTACGTTTTCGCCTGAAATCATGCTGTTTAGTCCTTTAAAGTGATTATTGTTGTTTACCAATCGGTGTTATCAATATCCAGCACTGCTGCTGTTTTTCTTTGATTATTAAGTTGCTTTTCGTTGTATCCAGTTGGGCTAACTACAAAGTCACCAACTTGCTTGGGCTTATCTTTTGGATAGACATTTTGGTAGCCACCGATAATTGCATCTTCCAGCATTTGATTAACGTCATGCCCATCATTTCGGTGTCTAGCTATCTTTTTAATCAATAAAGAAATGGCGTTGTCAGTCATTGGCTTTTTGTTTAACTTTCGCATGGCAACGAAATTGTTTAACAACTCACTGTCTAACCACTCAGGCATATCAATAGTTTTCGGCTTGCTTTTAATATCTGTAGTAATCTCTGTAGTAGTTTCTGGAGTCTCTGGTATAGGTGAGGTCAATATGACCTTATGAGATAAGCTCAAACTGGTATCAACATCGGTGCAATCTGAACCCAGCATTGGCTCACTTTGACCTAATGGTTGATCTGCTTGTCTCTCAGTGTCTTTAATTGGTTCTGGTTGAGACTCGCTGATACCCGAACACACCGCATGAGAGTAGTTAATGGTGTACCAAACAGTACGATCCATTTTCATTCGGTTAAAGTTTCCAGTTTTGATAAGACTCTGAGATTTAAGGCTTGTGATTACACGTTTAAGAGTAGCTTTAGACCAGAATGGAAACTGCTCTAACCAAGATTCATGGGTGTTATAAATCCACTTCTGACCATCGTGATTGTGCTTTGACCTTTGCAACCAGTAATGGATCTGTTGAACCAAGATCGCCTCGTTAAGCCCGATATTAGCGGCTAACTTAGGCAGTATTTGTAGTGGTTGTTCAGCAATCAAGAGGCTCATATGTCACCTATTTATTCTATTTGTTCATTTCGAGAAGAGGTTGATATACATTTACTTCACGCATTTGTTCATCATAGGCATTCATTATGAGATCACGTATCACAGTAGAAGGATCAGTATCGGTGTGTTCCGCACGTAGCTTTACAAACGCATACCCCTTATCACATAAAGTCGAGCTAACAGGGTTTGATAACTTGTCCGACATTACGCGACCCTCTCTGACTGAGCAGTTTGATTTGTTTGAGTTAAAAGCTCTTGGATCTGATAGGCACGAAGGGCAGGAACAAATTCGCCCCACTGAGAAACGGCTGAGTGCTGGATTCCGAGAGCATCAGCTAGTTTTTTGACACCACCGAATGTGTCTACGGCTTCTGACTTAAGTATTTTCATGTAAGATATGTTACTGCAGGCACATTATGCTGTCAACCTCTAGAACACTAATAACATGTAAGCTGGCTTACAGGAAAGAAGTAAAAGCCACAACAATTTATAACAAAGGATTTAAAATGTTAGACCTTGGAAAGCGAGTTAAAGGTTTACGAAAAGATCAAGGCTGGACACAACTTGATTTATCAAAAAGAACTAACTTAAGTCGTGGGCGCATTGCCCAAATCGAAACTAACCCTCTAGCCGAGGTAAAAGGCGATACCCTCGTTTCTCTAGCAAAAGCATTCGGGTACTCTACTGAACAGTTAATTTCAGATGACGAGCTTGGGCTTTTGAAAGGTTTGAAACTGCAACCGATTACAAAGAAACTCCCAGTAATAAGCTGGAGTTCTTTGCCTAGTATAATAAAAGGCTCATTTAAAATGGGTGATAACGACCAGTTTGTAGGATGCCCCTATGACATCGGGGATAATTCTTTCGCATTAGAAGTAAAAAATGATGTCATGACTTCGCCTAATGGCAGGTCATACAATAAAGGAACGCTAATTTTTATTGACCAAACAAAAACCCCAAAAACAGGAGATAGAGTTATTGCAATTAATACATTCACCGATGAATCAGTATTTCGAGAATACGTTTTGGATGGAGGTGTCAAATATTTAAAGCCGCTTAATGTGGCCTATCCCATTCAACAATTTAACGAATATACTAAAATAATAGGAGTAATAGTCGGCTCTTATACAGCCGAATAATATCATGAATACCTTTTTTAACTATTCAAAAATGCGCTGCAAAAAAATGCACTGGATGACTGAAATTACAATTTGGGAATGGCATTGTACATTCACAGACTGTAACAGCCAGCTAATGCCAAAGTATGCAGTTGGTGGGCCAGAATTTAAGCTCATGAAAACAAACTTCGGCAACAACAAAAACGAGCAAAATTGTAGCCCACATTAAGATGTTTAATCATAGGATCAAACGATGAGCCCAATGGCCCCAACTAAATAAACTTTACAAAAATATCAATAGCCCCGCCTTTATTACAGCCTGGAACACTTCTTAGTAAATTTGCATAAAACCTATTTTTTAGCAACTCACACTAACTTTTTTACTCATTTCATTTACTCTGCTTGCTTTCAAGTGTTAGTTGGCTTACACTATAACGCATACACAGTAACGAAAGAGCAGAGCTATGAACGCATACAACAAAATTAACAAGCACTTCAATCGTAATGAATGTGGGCAAATCGTAACCCCAGATCTTGCTGAGTTTATTTCTGAGTTTACTGCTCAAGATTCTTATACAACGCCAGAAGGTTCGGTTGAGCCAAACGATTTGCTTGAAGATATTTGCACATCGAACCGCCAAATTAAACACAACGATATTCAAATGGATGCCTTAAAGGGTGAGCAACTTAGTGATGCTGATGCTGCAGCCAAATGGCGCGGATTGGTTTCGCTCATGAATGCCGCTGCTGCCGACTTTTACAATTCTAATATTGTTCCTGATTATCAGAATAGTGACGCATGAATATTTCAACGGAAACTTGGATTATAAATACAGTCGGTTGCTTGATCTGGGCAACTATTTCGGTTTGGTTTTGGGTAGGCATTTCAGCATGAAGGACTTAGCCATTTTAATAATAATCTGCATTTTAAGTGGGGTAAATACATGAATAATTTAGCACAAATCAACCCGAACATTGTTTATGAGCCTAGTCAAACTACTCACTGGAAAAACTTATTTCCAAATAAGACAATGCTTCTTGGTTCGCACAATTTAAATGAAGGTGAAGAGCTGGTCGCCACTATTGATCATGTAGAAATGCAAAGCATTAGAAACCAAAGTGGGAAAAATGAAGAAGTGCCTGTTATCACTTTTGTAAATGCCCCACCAATGGTAATGAATATTACTAATGTAAAAACAATTGCATCTTTATACGGCCCTAGCTACCACCATTGGAAAGGCCAGAGCATTCAGGTTTACGCAACACTGGTTAAAGCATTTGGCTCAGAAGTGATGGCTTTGCGCGTTAGAGCAGCTATTCCCGACACTAACGAAAACATTGACCAGTATGTAAACAGCCTTAGTAACTGCACCACAATGGAAGAATTGAAGCAGGCGTATACCGCAATACCTAAACATCTAAAGTCTCGTATGAATAAGCATAAAAACACCATGAAAAATAAAATAGGAGCAGCCAATGTACAAGGTTGATATGGAGCAGAAGTCTTTAGATTGGCTTAAAGCGAGGCATGGAAACGTCACTGGCACTAGCCTTAGCAGCGCACTGGGAACCCCAGCAGTCCAGAAAACCTTGATGTACTCGCTTATAGCTGACCGCATGACTGAGGTTCAAATAAATGATCTAAGCACCCCTGCGATTGATAGGGGTAATGAGCTTGAGCCATTTGCAATTAAAGCTACATCGGCTGAAATAGCCATTGATTTTGAAGAGACAGGATTATTGCTAGACGAAAAATACCCACGCTTTTCAATATCACCTGATGGAATATTTGAAGATGAAAACGGCTTAATTATAGGGGGCATTGAAACAAAATGCCCTAACTCTAAAAAGCACGTTGAGTACCTGATAAAAGACGAGATACCTAAAGAGTATTTAAACCAAGTAAAAGCGCCTTTTATTATGTCAGATGACGTTACATTTTGGGTATTTGCCAGTTTTGATGATAGAAATTATGAACGCCCACTATTCGTTAAGACAGTCACCAGGGACGACTTTGATGACATTGACGAATGCAGGGCAAAGCTACTTAAATTCTTAGATGTGGTCAATGATGTCCACATGGATTTAACTTTTTAAATAGGAGTAATACAGCATGGCACGAGGCGTAAACAAAGTTATATTAGTAGGTAATGTGGGCGGTGACCCAGAAACTAAAGCTATGCCATCTGGCAGCATGGTTACGAACATTACGGTGGCGACTAGCGAATCCTGGAAGGACAAGCAAACAGGCCAATTGCAAGAGCGTACAGAATGGCACAGGGTAGTTTTCTTTAATCGCCTAGCTGAGATTGTTTCCGAGTATGTACGTAAAGGTTCAAAAGTCTATATTGAGGGCTCTTTACGCACTCGTAGTTGGGAACAAGAAGGGGTTAAGCGATACAGCACTGAGATAGTGGCTTCTGAAATGCAAATGCTAGACAGCCGCGAAAATGGTCAGCAGCAGCAGCAAACGCCACAGCAAAGGCAACAAGCCCCCAGACAGGCAGCGCCAAGCCCTCACTCTAATAGGACGCCCCAGCAACAGCAGGAGCAACGCCAAGCAATGCAGAAAGCACCACAAGGCGGCTTTGATGATGGGTTTGATGATGATATTCCGTTTTAGATAGCCGTGATGACACTTTGGAAAGACGAAGCCCCTAGCCCCTTAATTGGGGTTTTCGGGTAGTAAAACTAAATAGGTGATTATTATGATGGCAGCAACGACTAACGATATTACAGGCGACCGATTAGCCAGCCGAGGCAATAGCGAAAAGTTTAAAGCTAACTTTGATAGGATATTTGGTAAGAAGAAAACCGCCACTATTAAATTCAAAGACAGGGTGACGCTAGGGCTATCTCCAAGCACTGATTTAGAAACCTGGGATTGTCGCAGCGAAGTAGAAAAGGCGGCTGATTCATTGCTAACTTTGCGATATGCCGGCAACAAGATCGAGCCGACAATATGAACAACTACTTAATAGAGTACACAAAGAGACTTCGGGGGAGTAAGGTATGCTGGATCGAGTTTTGATAAGAAAGTTTTGTGAGTTGTCAGGCCACGGCTATGACGCTATTTATAAGAAGTGCAATAATGGGGTGTTTACCGAGGGCAAAGAATTTTTTCGCGCTCCCGACAATCACTATTTTATAAGCATATCGGGGTTTGAAAAATGGGTAGAAAGTACACAGGTGTTAGCGCCCGTAGTGAGGCGACAATCGAAATCACGTTCACCTACCAGAATAGTCGGTGTCGAGAGACAATCAACCTCAAGCCTACGGCCTCTAATCTAAAGAGGGCTTCCAACCACCGCGCCTCGATCCTGCATGAGATCGACACAGGGGTCTTTGATTACGCTGCTGTGTTCCCTGATTCACCCTCATTGCATAAGTTTGCAAACCTCATACTAGACACAACCATCGAGCAAGTGCTGCGGAAATGGTTGTCTATCAAGAACCCTCAGCTACAAGCATCCACTAGGGATAGCTACAAAAAGATCGTATTCAATCAGCTTATGCCTCAGTTCGGTCATTTATCTGTCCATGAGTTTCGCGCCCATCACATGAGAGATTGGATAGTTTCTTGCGCCAGCATGGGTAATAAGCGAATCATCAACGTAGTCTCCCCTATGCGTTGCGCACTTCAACTGGCAGTGAAGGATGAAGTCATTGATAAAAACCATTTACACCTATTTGAATATAAACGGGCCGAGACATACGCCCAAGTTAAAGCCAAGGCTTTAAAGCTCGACCCATTCGTCCCTGACGATATGAACCTCATCATCGACACAGCCACGGGCCAAGAACGGAACCTATTCCAAACCGCGTTTTGGTCAGGTATGAGAACAAGCGAACTCTGCGCCCTACTATGGAGCGACATTGATTTCAAGAATGGAACCATTAGTGTCGATAAAGGATTAACCCAAGCATCCGATGAAGCGGAACCACCTAAGACGGTAGCGGGTGAACGATTGATTAAGATGCTGCCCCAAGCTCGTAGAGCGTTACTGGCTCAAAAGGAATATACATTCTTACAAGACCAAGAAGTATTTCACGACTCGCTTCATGGAAAGCCTTGGGTTGGTGATCAGCCGATTAGAAAACGCTGGACTGCTATTTTGAGGAAAGCGGGTGTTCGTTATCGCAGACCATACCAAACGAGACACACTTACGCATCGATGATGTTAACGTCTGGCGAACAATTGGGCTGGTTCAGTAAACAGTTGGGTCATAAGAATGCGAACGTCACCACAAGCATTTACGCTAAATGGATTGAAACCATCGATTCTGACTCAGGCAATCTAATTGATGAGAAATTCGGGGACGGTGGTTCGATTTCCAAACGAGGAACCGAACTGGGAATACTGGTTAAAAAGTAACCAAATATGGTCTAAAATTGGTACAAATGCCACACCCACGCCACAAGCCACTTGTAAGTCATTGATTCATATAGGATAGACGGGGGTTCGACTCCCCCCATCTCCACCACTTGGAAGTAATAAAAGGCAGCGTTTTCAATCACTTGAAGCGTTGCCTTTTTTCGTTGTGGCATAATAAACGCCTATATTTGCCACAGATTGCCCTTGTCATGCCACAAGATCTGCCACAGTATTAGATTCCACTAATGGACTTTCTCTGTTTCAAACAGAACAACTCCAATTACATTGAAGAATTTTATTATTTTTTATCTATGGACTTTTATTTATTTTCCATAATCTCTTTACATCCTTTCTAATTGTCCGTACAATATAGTTATTGAATCAAGTTAATAGATAAAAGGTAAATGATTATGAATACTTACACTAATTTAGAAGTTATCACTTACAACGCAATTTTTGAAGTATGTGGAACGGATATAGGCGCAGACATTTTAGACATTACTCAAATTACTGGTGAGAGTGCAAATGTTTTACGAGGCGTTCTTTCTTCACTAATTAAAAAAGATATGATCGCGGTTGTTGATGATGAAGCCGCTACTTTATTTGCACCTTATGCTAATGGCGAATGTTATTGCTTTGGCGGCGAATCACTTACGGATGCAGAGCTTGAATTATTTAAAGAACTAAAAGCATAACAATAGGGGCTTCGGCCCCTTGGAGAACCACATGAACGCACCAACCAATACTTATGAAGCACTTGTATTGTCGCTTAAACTAATCTTAACAGCCACAAGTGATGAACAAATGAAAAAAGCCACCGATATGGCAGAAACATTAGCGAATTCTTTGTCTCCGCCTGAACTTGAGAGAGCTATGCTTGAAGTTGATTCTGAGATGAAAGAAGCTGAAAGTGAGCATGGTATGACAGGTCTAAGGAATGCCGCGAAAGCAGTAACTAAATCATCACGCCTTGAGATACGCTGCACCCCTCAAGAGAAAGCGGCATGGGTTCATGCTGCTGAGGGTAAGAAGTTGGCTGAGTGGGTTACTGATGCGCTTAACGAAGCGGCTAATAAGGAGGTGATACATGATTAAATACAAGATGGGCAAAGATGAAGCCCCATCAGAGTTTAGGTTTGTTGTGTATTTTGACACCAATACTGATATGCAAGTCAAGTTAATGGAAGATGATGATATTGACATTATTGTTGAAAATAACCTTTTGTGGGGCTACGTTGATATGCCTTGGGAAATAGACGGGTTTGTAATGCCAAAATATTTGGAAGATTAAGGAAGAATAGACTATGACAATAGCAAAATGTACAGAATGTAATACGCCACACCCTGATTTAGATTTTGAACTTTATAGCAGTTTTAAAGACAAGCCGCTAATTGGTTTTTGGCTTGATGATAATGGTGTTTGCGAAAACTGCTTTCGCACCGACAGTTATGTAATAGTGTTAGAGGATATTCTGAAAGATACTGTCCTTGGAAGCATCGAATTTGACTATGGTGAAGGTTCTCATAAAATAACCAAGCTATTGCGAGATTATGCAGACAAAATAGATGCCGAAGCAAATAAGCATAAGCACAAATGGGAAAGTTTAGTTAAGGGCGGAGTCTAGGGGAATTACTTAGACACGCCTTTTAGTTTCTCGACTGTACGCAATCCAGCTAAACCCAACATGGCGAGGGTTAGCTCAAGCATGGCATCTAGTGGTAATTCTGGGCTACCTGCTTCTGGAGCTAACCACTGGAGCATAGGGTTAATAAAAAAAGCGAATAGAAAGCCCAAAGCACATACCCACATTAAAGCTGGCCTAGCTCCTGCAACAAAGGTTGATCTATGCTGGGCCTGAACCTTGCTTATCTCAGCTTGCACAAGGGCTGGCTGCATGGCTAGCTTCTGCTTAATGATAGCCGCCTGCTCGCGTTCATCATCACTGGTAAATACTTGGTCGATAATATTGCCAATAGCCGCAATCGGCTCTGCCGCTGTGCCGCCTCCTAATAAACTTGAGAACCAGCCCATGTTAATACTCCCCTGTCCTAATCATTTCTGAAATAGTGGTCGATCTTTTGTGACCTACTTGTCTAGCCCATAAACTATCTAGGAACTCAACCGCAGCAATCTCATAAAAGTTTGCAGACATAGCTGCTAATGCGCGTTTGAATTTCCGCAGTCTTGGTAAGCCCATGTTGAAGCACATATCCATCATTGCATCTTTTCGAGCATCGTTTAGATCGTCATACCACTCAAAGGATTGCAGTAGTTCTGCTTCGACACGTTGCAAATCATTGGCTAATAAGTAATCAATCTCGTCATCAGATAAACCTAAGCCCCC